ATTTTGGATGGTGCGAAACATGTGTCAGCCCTACGGCAACGTGCGTGTGTGGCGTAGATATGTCCGACAGGGTAGTGAAATACGATCAGATACCACCAAGCGGATGGACGTTGTCGCCAGAGAGAGGCCTAGAGAGGATCGTCACAGAGCCTCCATCCATTCGCGTCGTGGATGACGAGATACTCGATGAGGAAGAAGAAGACAGCAATGGAACGACGGGCGACATCGCGTACCGCTCGGGCGAGATTGAGCAAGACGACGACAGCGACATGGGAGATGTGCCAGTGCAATTGGTCTCGCTGGAAGCGGGAAACGACATACAAATGGTAGATCTGAACCGCCAACAAGTGGCGGATGCTTTCATCACAAGTCCACCAGAGGATGACGGCCCACAGATCGAGATGACGGTTTCCCACGTTGGAGACGGATTTGAAGAGGATGACGAAGCAAGGCCATTTGAGGAACTTTTCCAGGGATGGTCACGCGTTGAGGATGATGCAGAATTTGACCCAGGTGAAGGAGAAGTCACATGGGCCACGCGCGCGGCAACTGAGTGTTGGTATTGGCGTGCATTTTTCCTCGCCAAATGCCAGGATCTCCAATGGTGGATAATCGACAACGTGCACAGATTTCCTCATGGACTGGAGCGACATCTGATCGTGGACGGACGTTTAGGCGATCTATTGGTTCAAGCATGCACGTTTTACAAGGTAGGTTACATCACGCAATGGAACACGCGGTGTCGGATGCGATGGCTCACTCAGGGTTATTTACACCCCACTTTTCTGACAGGATTCGCATTGGGACTTTCCTTAGCGGTGATCAGACCGCGATGTGGGGTCTGCCTGATATTGATGTGGTCCGTGATGTATTATTGGCTCGCTAAGATTGCCACTGCGCGTCGTTTGATGCATGCTGACAGACCATTGTGGGCTGCCATGAAACCATACGCTGGCGATGTCATAGATACGTTGGTGCCCGTCGTCGGCATTGCAGTCTTGATTGGGGCGTTCCTCAGAATAAAACGCAAATATTACCCGGATGCCCAAGCCCAACCCGACGCGCCTTATTCATATGTGCGTGAGGACAACGAGATCCCTCCTGTTGGTAAAGCCAAGACAATGACGCAACAGCAAATGTCCCAAGTGGTGAAGAAGAATTTTGCCACAATTTGCGTCCATGGTTCAAGAGGCAAACGATCGGTGAACATTGTAGGCGTAGAGGGCACATTGTGGTTGTGCCCGAGGCATGTTTT